TTCGGTGTATTGTGCAATGACAATTTAAACAATGGTGGATATAAATAAAATACCCATGGTCCGTGTGTCGTGGCTCGACGCTCGAGATACAGAAACCGGGTGGTTGTCTTACAAAGAAATAGTAGAAGCACCATTGGCTAGATGTCAAGAAGTAGGGTGGATGGTTGTCAACACAAAAGAAAAGATTGTTATTATGCGTTCATGGTGCACGGATAAAGAAGATAACCATGGTGGTGGTGCTATCGCTATACCTAAAAGCTGGGTAACAAAAATAGAATATTTAGAGGTAAGTTATGGAGAAAGAAGCAACAATAAATAGTTTATTTGGTGAAACTATTTACTACACAAACATTGTAAACGACGATCAAGATACAGCAAAACATGTTGAATCTTTTGTTAAAGAAAAACCTGGTAGAACAGCAGCAACAACCGATGTTAAAGGTAATACAATGTTTACGGATTTAGAAGAAGCTAAGGATAATTTACACAAAGATAAAAAATACAGTAACTTATTTAAAGGAATAGCAACAAACATTAACGCTTTTTTAAAAGCAAAAGGTTACAGCAAAGATAAGTTTGATGCTCACATTACAAAGTCATGGGCTACCTACACCGTAAAAGATCAACACATCGCTAGTCATAAACACACCGCTAGTCACTTTAGTTTTGTCTATTACGTACGCAATGATGACATGGGTAACATACGATTTGAAAAAGAACTAGCTGCACAAACAGGTTTGTTTATTCCACCTACCAATCAATATATTGTTGATTGGAATCAGTTTAATTTTTCTAGTTATATTTTTCCTGTGAAGACAGGTAACTTTGTTATCTTCCCTAGTGGTTTATTACACTACACGGAAGTAAATACAAAAGAAGAAGCAAGAATAAGTATAAGTGGCGATGTGCTGCTTACAATGAAACCTGAAGTAAAGACAGAACACTGTATACCTCATCCAAGTGGTTGGGACACTATTTCAAATTAGTTGTCAAGAAAACAATTATAAAAAGATTACTTGATAATGATGATAGACGTGTTTAAATTAGTTCTCACCCAAAAATTATAAATTAGGAGATATTATGGACAATCAAGAAGTATTGAAAGCTATAGCTGTCCTCGCAGATAAGGTGAGTCGCTATCATGAACGTTTATTAGCAGTAGAAAGAGATCACAAAAGACACACAGATGGATGTTCATGTCAATCTAAACCTCCTACTATGGGTAGACCTTTAACAGAAGATGAAAGAATTTTTGTTCAAGAAAACATGGCAAAGCAAAGAGCTGCTGCTATGGGTTCTTAGTCTTTCCAAATACATCAGGTAACTTCGTCACTTTAATTTGAACATTAGTTTCTACATCATCAGATGTAGTAGCTGTGTTTGGATTAGCCACATCTAATTTAGCTTCGTCTTCTGATTCGTAATCAGCCCCTGTACTTTTATTTTTTACTTCAACGTGAACTTCTGGTTGTATGATAGGAATTTCTTGTCCTTCTATTACTTGCTTACCAATTTCTTTTGAGTCTTGTACTTTCTTAAATGCCATTAGTTTATCTCCATTAAGCTTACTAATATTTTTACTGCACCTGTTAATTTTATTGCATCAGCTTGTTCTAATACAATAGGTTGCGTTAATACTTCGCTCTCTGTACCGTCAGCTAAACTTTCTTTAAACAACTCTATTTCTAAATTACTGTTACTACTATCTAACATAGTTACTGTTGTTACAATAGCTCCGCCTGACTGATTAGATAAACGAATACTTTTAACTAAAGCAGTTGTTGGTGGTACAGGAGGTTGCGAGTTTTGATTTGCTGTCGGAACAGTGTAAATAGTTCCTGTTGCACTACCTGATCTACTTATAAATAAATCAGCCAAGGAACCACGTCCTTGCTGTCGACTCGTCTTTTATATCTTGCTGATAACCAAAGTTTAACTGTTGTACTATTTGCTCTAACAACCTTGTTAATATATCAATTATAGTAGGTTGATACTCAGGTGTTGCTTGAGGAAATCGTGTCGTTGTAATCTTAGCCATTATCTGCCTCCATCTGGTTGTACATCTAATCGAAGTGTACCATATCTCCATTTATCACCAACAGCGTCACTGTCAATACGAACATTTGCTTGTCTTCCTCTGCCTCGTAAATCAAATTTTTCTGTTGTAGGAACTACAGTTCTTACTACTGTTTGATTAGTCGTTGCATTTGGATATGTTTTAAATTTTAATGTTACATCAACAGATCCTGTAAGATCTTTAAAGTTTGGTATACCTCTTCCTATGTGTAAGAAAGGTTGACCATCAGCAATATCAAAATCACCTGATTCAATAAATGCTGTAATTGGTAGTGTTACATTATCATCACCTGTTTCGTGTTGAAATAATGTTGTTGCTCCTGCTGTTAAACCATTAATAACATTGTTGTTTGCAATTGCTGTTGTTGAATATTCTGTAGCATATGGTTTTTGATACACGCCATAATCTTGCCATGTTGTTCTAGCCAAAGATCCTGTTGACCAACAATTTTCTAAATAATTATAGGTAACATATCTGTCGATTTGTGTAGCATTATTAGAAGTATAGAACCACGTTACTTCATTAAACTCTGAGTTAACAGCAGCAAAAGTTTCTGGTTGATTTGTAATACTAAAGTCTTCAAAAACATAATCTTGTACACTGCAAGGCATTTTAGATATAGCACCATCAAACTTATAAAAAGAATTCTGTGACATCCAAAAGGCAGTACCATTTACATCTACTGCTGAGTGTAAAGATACAGCTCCACAGTTTGCTCCTATTTGTGTTAAGTTAAATGTAAAAGGTGCGCCGACAAATTGTAATGCATTTAAACTTGTATCAGTCCAAACTAATACAGCGTTACGTGATCGTACAGCCGTTATAATTTTTGATCCGTCTTGTATTCTAAAAGAACCTGCGGTGTTTGTTGCTGTTGGAACCCATGTTGTATAATCTTCTTGCGAAGAAAAACGTAAGAATAAATCATCTTTAGATGTTGATGTTCCAATAACTGTTTCTGTTCCAAATAAAAACACATGTCTGTCAGGCATTGATACTAAATTAAATCGTGAGATAGTAGGTGCACTTGATACTACTGCGGCAGGCGTTCCTACACCAACCGATGTATCCCATCTAAATGTTCCACCATTACTTACAGTAGCTAATAAGTCTTCACCAAAAGTATCAAAAGACCAGTTACGTCCTTCGATAGTAACGTTAGACGTAGAACGAGGCGTGCCCCATGCTTCTTTACCCCACTGATAAGTACCCCAACCATAACCATATTGTGATACGGCTGTGCCTACAGATATTTGATAAGTCGCTGTCGCTGTCGCTGCAGATGCTCCTGTACTTGTTGCATTAGCTGCGGCTGTAATCGTATACGTATTGCTTGTTGGTATAGTGAGAATTTGATATTCTGCATTCATTGTCGCTGCAGGAATACCATTAACAGTTCCTGACGTAGACGATATAGTAACAAAATCTCCTATACTTGCACCGTGACTTGGATCAGTAACGGTAACTGTTGGCGAATTATTAGTTGTACTAAATCCTGTAATTGATCCTGTAGCTCTAACAGGTGTAATGTCATAGGCTACACCCTCTGTATAAATATATAATTTTCTATCGGTGCCGATGGCCGTGTACCGTACACCGTTAAGATCCGTCCATGCGTGCATGTCTCGTGCAACACCAACTAAAGTTGTTGGAATTAATTTTAACCATCCACCAATCTTCTCTGGTAGACCGTACCGAAAACGTACAAAATCAGAATCAGTCCAACGTCCTGCTGCACCGTACTCTGTATCTTGTTTATCTATTCCTGGGGCAAAAGCTATTTTAGTAAGAGGCATTATGCAATCCTTATAAATCTAAATAATATTTCACCAGCACCGCCATCAGAACCTGCTGTACCTGAATTGTAATTTTCAGCTCCGCCACCAGCACCACCGCCTCCCTGTGTCCCTGCTGTAGCAGCGACATTGACTTGACCACCGTCACCACCTGTGCCTGCTAAACCACTGTAAGAGTCAGCACCATCACTACCATTTATCTGACAGTTGTCGCCACCACAGTTACCATTATTGCCACCTGTAGCGCCGTTACCTGAATTATTAAAAGTACTTGTTGGTCCACCTGTAAACGATGTAATATTAACTCCATCTACTGTAGTTCCTGATGATAAAGATGTACCTGCTGTTGCAGCTCCACCTGTACCTGCTGTATTAGATCGAAGAGGTCCTTGCACTCCACCACCTGATACAGAAGAAGCACCGCCACCTGCTAAAGAAAAAATTGAACCTGTGCTTGCACCAGTTAAACTTGTTGTTGATCCACCACCTGCTGAACCACTGTAAGCGCCCGTTCCTTTAGAGCCACCCGTTCCTACTACAGCAGTTAATTGTTCACCACCTGATACTGTATATACTCGGTCAGAAATAAAAGCTCCTGATCCACCACCTGGTCCAGAAGATTCACCATTAGCTTTATCATAAGAAGTTCCTGTATATCCACCGCCACCGCCACCTACAGCTTGCTGTATGTGAATAGCATT